ACATAAAAAATGGGGGCAAAAGCCCCCATAATAATATATTTTTGTTTTGATTAGAAATTCAAGAATGCCCAATCGTAACGAAGTGATACATCAATAGTTTGAATCTCATCTGCACCCCAATCGAATTTACCAAATTTTGCATCTGTAATAAATGCACCTTTTAGTAACCATTCTTCTACTACTTCACCAAGTGGAGAAAGTTGATGTAAACGAATTTCTTTTTTATAAAATGAAGAATAACCATCACGTCCAGTTGCTGATTCATGATGATCACGAACCCAATCCATTACAGCTTGTGCTGCAGATGGTACAATTGGATCATATAACGTGATAGAAATTGGATCCCATTCTGATTTTCCTTTTACATAACGTTTAATGTTCATATGGTCGATTGCAATCTCACCATTTTTAATTGCAGGTTTATCAGATGTTTTAATTAAATATGCTGGGATACCGTTCATTTCCATAATGAACTGGTTCTGGCGTTTCGGTTCCCATGCAAATGCTGCATCGAACATTTCATTTTCAGAAGCGTATGCCAAATTTGGGTTAAGTTGATCAGATAATGCCATTGTTTATGTCCTTATTTTCTTATAAATATTACATAACATGAAAAAAGGCAGAACCGAAGTCCTGCCTTTATTACTTTTATTTGAATATTCTACTATTCAGGGAAACTTGCTCCCGTTGGTTGAATATTGAAATCTAATATAATGAACTCAGCTGTTCTTGTTGGCTGCAAGAAAATTTGACCGTAAAGAATATTTTGGTCAATAAGATCTGCAGTGTTATTGCTTTGGTCCATTACTACGCGGAATGCATATAAACCTTGTTTAGCTCGTACTTGTTCCATGTATGGATTAACGATGCTTAAGAAACGATTGCGAGTTGCATTTGTATTTTGTTCGAATACTAAATAGCGAGTAGAAGATGCAATATATTTCTTAACTTCGATAAGTAAACGGCGTACATTTACGCGGTCTAATGCACTTGGACGAGCTTGTAAGGTCTTTTGACCCCAAACCACAATACCATCGTTTAAGAAGTTGGCAATAGGGTTTACACGAGCTTCATACAAGCTGTCTCGGTCTGATTGAGTAAGACGCTTATAAGTATCAGTTACTGATGTTAAACCGCCACGATTTAAACCTGCTGGTGCATACCATGGAGCAGATACTTTATCATTGAATGCTAATACACCTGGAAGCATTACTGATGCTGGTACCCATACTGGAACATTCTTGCTTGGGTTAACAATTCTAACCCATGGCCAATATGTTGCTGTATAGTTGCTATCAATATCAGTTACTGTGCTAACTACAGTGTCAATAGTATCAGTTAATGCATTTGAATCCATTACATAGAATGCATCTTGACGAGCTTCTACAAAATTACGAGCAAGGCTTGTAACACTTGGATGCAATGAATGAATGATACCTGGTGTTGCTAACATGTTTAAATCATAATAATCTGTATTACTTAAAATGCTAAGAGCTTTATTATATGATACAGTACCAGTTGCAGTTGTAGTTGAACAATCAAATCCAAATGTATTTCCGGCAGTAATGTTTGTACCAGAATATTTTTTCAAATTCGGTTTAGCACCATCAAAACCACCTTGGAATGGAATCATGAATTTACGTGTTGCTAAAGATACATTAGATGACATAGTGCCAGCTTCTAATGCAGTTTGCAATGATCCTGAATATGCAGATGATAATGATGGGAATGCTGCTTCAGCATTTTGATTCATTGTACCTAAATAGAAATCAGCATTACTACCAGTTGATGCACTTGTGCTAACAATTGGCGCAAGGAAGTTCATGTTATTTTGGTTAGTATAATCAAAACCAAAATAGTTATTAGAATTAAATGAACTATTTACAATTTGTGATGTATTGTAACTTACTGCTGCTAAGTTTGTGCTAGATACTTGTGGAATTGGAGAATACATTGCACGGAAGCCAAACGGAATAAGAGTCTTATCATTTGTCTTGTTAACAACTGCATCTGTCACTTCAACACGAACATATTTAGATTTATTTGGATAATCTCCTGAAATTACAACATCATTTGTTGCATTAACAGTTTGATAACGATCTCCAATTACTCGTGCAATATAACGAGGTGAATCTGGATCTAAATTTACATTTAAGAATTGCTCGATACGATCTGGCGTAATATCAGTGTCAGTAGATGAATATGGTGAGTTAGGAATTCCTGGAGTAAGTGTATTTACTCTGCGAACTTCAACTGTAAATGTACCATATCCATTTGGATCTGAAACTTCTGCTGCTGTTTTAATATCGCGAATACCAACCTTCACTTCATGGTTTACAGATGTACCATGAGACAATGTATGGAAGCGGAATAAATCTTTAACAATTGTACCAATTCTTTGTGATGTAATCCAAGGTGTTGCTGCTGTGGCAAAATCTTGCTGTAAATCGAAATTTGAAATGTTTACTAAACTAGCAGTTACATGTGCAATATTATTAAATAACGTGCTAGCGGTAGTATTTTCATATGCTACATAAACTGGGTAATCAATTGATTTTGGAGAGTTACCAAAAACTTTAGTTAAATACTGATTGCTAGTTTGTACAATTGAACCAGAAACCAATACACCATTACCGGCAATAAATGAACCATTAAATCCAATTGCATTATCTGCTGCTGCAGCAAATGAACCTGAAATTTTCAAAGAAAATGAACCTGATACTCCATTAGCTAATGATGATGATTGAAATACATCATTTGCGCCCGTTGTTGTTACAGGTTGAGTTGGGTGTAATACGTGTGTTACTGTTGATACTGATGCCGATGTTGCAACTACTGCTAATACTCCATTTTGAAGTTTATATCCATCTTCATACAATAAACGTGTTACTGTAATTACATTTCCGTTACGTAAATAATCTTGAACTACATAAGGAACATATGAATCATCTGTATATGATCCAAATGTTGCTTCAAATTCTCCAAAAGATGAAATACGCGTCGGAATAAGTGCAGGTCCTTTTACTGTTGGACCTACGATTGCTGCACCGATTTGAGCGATGCCTCCGGCTAAAAACGATTGATCTACTTCATTCGTAAATACGCCAGGCGAAACTATTCTTTCTGCCATTATTATACTCCTATGATTTTTTATTTATAAATATGGGTTTATTGAGTCAAACCAGAATCTTCGGTAAATGTACCGTCGGTAATATTGATCTGGCCTTCGCCATATCGTTCTCGCATTTTTTCAAGCAGTTCTTGTTCTTGAATTTGGAGCGTTTCAAATTCTCCATATAAACGTTCTTGCTCGGCATTCAAAAACTCTAATCGTCGTTGCAAAGCAATTTGTTCTAATGAAACGGTGCCTAAATTATTTGCATTCATTGCAAATGCACTTCGAAGCGATTGAATTTCTTCTAAATGTTCTTTGTCTAATTTTCTTGTCATTACGTTGTCCTTTCAATATATTATAAGAAATTTTTAAACGAATCCAAATGTTTGTGCGAACATAAAAAAAGCGAGCCGTTTAGACTCGCTTCATTAATGCATTTAAATTTGAATTATTCTTCAATAATTTCAAGTTCGAATGTTTCTGGATTAATTGTGCATTTGCCATATTTTTCAAAAATAGCTTTGCTAAAATCTTTTTCTTTGCCGGCAGCTTCTTCTAAATATTTTTTAGCAGCTTCTTTGCGTTCTTGCAATTGCAATGAAATCAATTCAATCTCACCTAATTCAACAACAATAGCTCGTTGCATTCCACGAACTTCTTGCAATGATTTTTGTTCTTCTTCTGTTAAAAACTTTTTGTCGGTTGTTTCCATAAATAACTTGTTTTTCTATATTAGATTATATTAAATGTACAATCTGGTTGTTTTGCTTCTAAATCTGCTTTTACATATTGATCCAAAGATTCAATCAATGCAGCATATGGATTATCTAATGATGAAGTTGGGAGTGTTTCTAAATCAATGTTGTTGTAGTAAATGTTATCAACATTGTAATAACCTGGATTCATTGGGCCTGGTGTTGGTACGCTTCCTGATGTTGTTAATACAACTTGTGCTTGCAAATTTAATACGTTGCGATATGGTAAATTTGGGCACATTAAAATTTCTGGATTAACGGCAAATGTACCGTTATTTAATTTAAATGATCCTGTTACTTGTAAGGCCATAATATTTCTTTCCTTTTATTCTTTATTATAAATATATGATAAAATCGTTTTATATCCAAATATTTTTACTACCGAAACTAATTATCGGGGCATTTGCCAATTCTTGTCCAACTAGTTTCCCCATCCCAATAATATACAGTTCTTCCATCAGAATAAAAACCCGGATCTGCAAAACTAGATCCGCAACCTCCGGGAGTATATAATAAATTATTTGTAGCATCAAACTCATATGATTGCGGAGGTGCATCGCATGCGCGGGCTGGCGGATTAGATCTAGCATCAGCATATCCAAAATATACTGTTGTGCATG